CGAACCGGGCCGGGTGCGCGGCCGCGTCGGCCACCCCGGCCCCGAAGGTGAAGGCGGTGATGACGCCGAGCACGCCGACGACTGAGCCGAGCAACGCGGCGCGGGCCGGGACCACGTCCAGGCCCGGTCCCGGCTCCGGAGACGCTGCGGCGGTCACGTCCTCGAAGGTAGGCGGAGCCGTCGCCGAACGATCCTCACGCCTTCCATTGAGTGGAAGAACCCCGGAAAGATGGCCTCCCGTGGCCGGCCATGTCTCCGCTCCCGGAACCAGCGTCACCCGCCGCGCGCTCGCCGTGCTCGCCGCCTTCGACGAGGACCACCGCGAGCTGACGCTGACGGCGCTCGCCAGGCGCTCGGCACTGCCGCTGGCGACCACACACCGGTTGGTGGCCGACCTCGTCGGCTGGGGCGCGCTGGCGCGCACCCCCACCGGGCACTACGTGATCGGAATCGTGGGCGGCCAGCCCATTGGGCCGCTCGGTCTGGTCGCCGGAGTCAACATCACGACCCTCGGCGGCCTGACGGCCGCGGCCTCGGCCGAGACCGACATCCCGCAGCTCCACTTCTCCGCGGCCGTGAGCCCGCTACGATCCTATGAGCTGCGACTTCAGATGTTCTTTGTGGCCACTGTGGCGACCGATGCGTATGACCTCAACGTGCGACGTGATACGGCTGTGACAGGTTCACGGATCGCCACGCTCGCGGGCGGCGGGATCACCAATGGTCCCTCATCCTCGGCCATGTGGCCGCTGCTGCCGACCGTCAGCGAGACGATCAGCTTCTTTGTCTCGTTCGCGCGGCGTAACGGCACAGGCACCTTTGCCCCGCAAGGTGCACCGAACGCGGGCGTTGCACGGACTTGGGTCGGCCTGTTCGACATCGGGCCGGCCAACATCTTCACAACTGCCTGACGTCACGCCGCTAACTCGGACTCCGACTGTTCGGTGCTGTTCGGAGCCAGCTATCGAACAGCTACGCTCGGGCGATGCGCATGGCTTACCTGGTTCCTTCCCGCGGCCGGCCGGCTAACGCCGCTCGGCTCGCCCAGCGTTGGCGCGAGACCGCGCAACCGGAGACACACCTCATCTTCCTGGTCGATGACGACGATCCCGAGCTACCCGGCTACGAGAAGGCGCTCGACGAGTACGGCGACGAGCAGATCTTCTACATGACCGATCGGCGGCGCCGCGTCGGTCCGACGCTGAACTACTGGGCGCCCAAGTTCGCCGCGAACTATGACGCGATCGGCTTCATGGGCGACGACCACCTTCCCCATGGTCACGGCTGGGATGTAGTGCTCGGAACGCTAGTCCACTCACAACGTCACGCCATCGTCTACGGTGACGACCTCTTCCAGCGCGAGAATCTGCCGACCGCGGTTCTCATGGACTCCGCGATCGTCCGCACGCTGGGCTACATGGTGCCTCCGGGCCTCACGCACCTCTACCTCGATAACTTCTGGCGCGATCTCGGGCTGGCGCTGGGGACGCTTCGATACGCATCGGGCGTCATCATCGAGCACATGCATCCGCAGGCGCAGAAAGCCGAATGGGACGATGGTTACCGCGAGGTCAACGGAGGTGCGATGTGGGAGGCTGACGCCGCAGTTCACCAGGCGTTCATGTCCGGTGACGGCTTCGTCAGCGCGGTCCGCGCCCTTCAACCGGTGGCGTCATGAGGAAGCAGCTTCGGCCGTTCCACGATGACGTGACGTTGGCGAAAGTCTACGACCATCCCTACGATCACACGCACTGGTCAGACCATGTCGAGCGGGTGAAGTGGACGATCGCGCACGGCATCCACCTCGCTCACACGGTGAACGCGGTCAACCTGGTCGATCTGTCCTGCGGTGACGGCGCGATCCTGCGGGGTATCGCCGAGGTGCTGCCCGAGAGCACGCTCTACTTCGGTGACCTGGTTCATGCACCGCATGTTGAGCACGTCGGGCCGATCGAGGAGGCGTTGCGACTCGAAGGGCTCTGTGGTGACCTCCTGGTGATGACGGAGACCCTGGAGCACCTAAAGGATCCGGACGCCGTCCTACGGGCCGCACGAAACCGTTTCCGGGCCATCCTGGTGTCCACGCCGATCGACGAAGACAACGACGTGCACGGTGACAACGTCGAGCATTACTGGAGCTGGGGCACGGACGACATCAGCGAAATGCTCGTCGAGGCCGGCTGGACGCCGATCCACTTCTCGCGGCTCGACCTCCCCTTCTACGATTTTCAGCTCTGGGGGTGTCGCTGATGGAGTACCGGCGCTTCTCGCCCGGTGAGTCGACCGTCTCGACCTTCGCCTATCACGAGCACCGCGAGCGCGCTCCGCACCTGGAGCAGGACGGACACCGCGAGCGGCTACTCATGGCTCGTGACCTCGTTGTCCATTTCGCAATGGGCCATCATGCGCCGATCACTCATGTCGTCGACCTCGGCTGCGGGGATGGCGGCTTGCTCCAGCTCCTCCAGCCCTACGAGCACGGGGATCCACGGATCGACGCGACCGGCTATGACTTCGCGCCGGCCAATATCTACGGCTGGGTAGAGCGGCTGGTTGACGGCGTCTCGCTCGATTTCGTCACTGACTGGGACAGAATCGAGCTGGCTGATCTCTATGTGCTCACCGAGGTTCTTGAGCATCTAGAAGATCCGCATGAGATGGTGCGCCGGATCGCGGAGCGTGGAGCCGCGCTGGTCTGCTCGTCACCTTGGATCGAGCATCAAGGCTCAATCGACGCCTCACATGCGTGGGCGTGGGACATGCCCGGTTACGTCGCGATGCTCGAAGGCGCTGGCTTCCAAGTCGTCCAGTCCGAGCGCGTCACCTGGTCACAAGTCCATCTGGCGGTGCCGCGATGAGCCTGCCGATCACCGTGGTCATTCCCTCGATCCCGCCGCGTGCCGACCTTCTACGGACCGCGGTTGCCTCCGTCGAGACGCAATGGACGCTGCCGGCTGAGGTCATCATCGAGATGGACACCGAGCACGCGGGCGCTGCGGTGACTCGGGATCGGGGGCTGAGGCGGGTCAAGACCTCATGGGTTGCTTTCCTCGATGACGATGACTGGTTCCTGCCGCAGCACCTATCGATGCTGTTCGCCTTCGCGACGGAAGAACGGGCTGACTACGCATACTCGTGGTTCGAGACGCATCCGGCCGGGAGTGATCCCTTCCCGAGCACTCACTTCACTGAGCCCTGGAATCCCGCGGAGCCCCGACAGACGACCATTACGACGCTGGTACGCACGGAGCTGGCGCAAGAGGTCGGCTTCGTGACGATGCCAGAAGGGGGCGAGGTCGCCGGCCAGCGCGCGGGCGAGGATTGGGACTTCACGCTGAAATGCAACGAACTTGGCAAGATAGCCCATCTGCCGGAGCGTACTTGGATCTGGCGGCATTGGGGCTTCGGCCAGCCGGGCATCCCGGGCAACACTTCGGGGCTGGGGAGTCGCTGGTGAATCCCTGGTGGCTTGCGCTCATCATCCCGGGCTCGATGCTGCTCGCGTTGGGCATCGGATACTGCTGCCTGGCCTGGTACTTCAGGGATGTGTATCGATGAAGACCTGGAAATACCACGGCGAGCAGGTCCCACGACGTGACGTCATCCGATACCGCGGGCTCGCCTTCGCCGCTGATGTCTGCCTCGCCGGCTACGCGGTCTGGTGCATCGGCTGGGCCATCGCGCCGGCCGTTGTCTGGACCGGGTGTGGTCTCATGGTGCTTTCGTTCCTGGCGCTGGTCGTGACCCAGTGAAGATCTACGTCTACCCGGCCGACATGGACGGCTGCGGATATTACCGGCTCATCTGGCCTGCAACCGCGCTCAAGCTTCAAGGCCATGACGTCACGGTCGTGCTACCCAGCGACCGCAGCAAGGAAGCTGACCCGAAGCTCCAGATTCAGGGGGACGTGCGCAACGGGACCGAGCTGCTAGACATCCGATATCCGGAGGATGCGGATGTCATCGTGCTCCAGCGGGTTACCAACATGGTTCTCTGTCAGGGCGTCGCGAAGCTGCGCGAGAAGGGCGTCGCCGTCGTGGTCGACATGGACGACGACCTCGGCGCGATCGACCCCTGGCACATCGCTCGATACGCGCTCGACCCCCGAGCTGGCCGCATCCACTCATGGGCGAACGCCGAGCGAGCGTGCCGTGACGCCACTGTGGTGACAGTCTCGACCCCGCCGCTCCTGAAGGAGTACGCCCGGCACGGCCGTGGCGTCGTGCTCCCGAACCATGTGCTCCGCGAGATGTGGGACATCCAGCCCAATCGGGAGACCCGACGCTTTGGCTGGACCGGCTCGCTGCACTCGCATCCGCAGGACCCTTCGGTCGTTGGCCCGGCCGTGCAGCGGCTCGTGCGCGACGGCTTCGAGTTTGCCATGATCGGTAACACGAAGGGCGTCACGATCCCCGGCGAGGGTAACCCGACCAGCGTGCGTGAGGCGTTCGGCCTGGACGAAGACCCCTGGACGACCGGACCGGTCAAGGTCACCGATTGGGCCGCGGCGCTGACCAACCTCTATGTCGGCATGGCGCCGCTTCGCGATACGAAGTTCAACCGGGCGAAGAGCTGGCTCAAGCCGCTGGAGCTGGCGGCGCTGGGCATCCCGTGCGTGTCGAGCCCGCTTCCCGAGTACCGACGTGCAAACGAGGCTGGGATCGGCGTGCTCGCCGCACAACCGCGTGACTGGTACCGCGAGCTTCGCAAGCTGCTCACGGACGAGACGTGGCGCGAAGAGGTCGCCGGACGGTCTCAGGAGGCCGCAGCCGGCCTGATCCTCGAAGACAATGCGTGGCGATGGGCGGAAGCCTGGACGGACGCCTACGTGCTCCAGGGACGCGAAAGCCCGGCCACTGTGTGACCGGGCTCGAACTACCAGTCGAAGTCGTGGTCTCCACGGTGAAGGAAGCGCTTCGCGCAGTAGCAGCGGATGCCGTCGGGATCCTTGCCTCTGCGAGGGCAGCCCCACCAGCGGAGCACGTTCCAGATCGTATAAAATATCATCTTTCCTCCTAAATGATCCACGATACGCCGCAGGATAGGCAGATCTCACCGCGGCCGGCCATCACGATCGCGGATGCCTCGCAGCGAGGGCAGCTCTTGCGCGCCCGGTCGGCCTTGAGCTGGCGGCGCTGGTAGGGCGTCGTACCGCCCCAAATTCCAAGCTCGCCATCGTTAGCTTCTTCCGTGAGCGCGTAGGCGAGACACTGCACGGCAACCGGGCAGAGCGCGCAGATCAGCGCGATCTCTGTGTCCGGCCAGCGTTGGCCCGGATCTTCGAGCAGGAAGCGCTCATCCTTGGAGCCGACGCACCGACCGAGCGGCTGCCAAAGGTCAAGCCGCTCGGCCGGTATGGTCGGTGTCGTCACGTTGCCAGCTCACGGCGACCGCCCGCGAGAGTGGTCTGTCCGATGTCCGCCCGGCTGCCGGCCACATGCCCGGCGATGGCGCCACTGGCGTCGTAGCGCCGATTGCGTGCCTTGCCGATCTTCATGGTCGAAGTGACCCAGGCGTCTACCTGCGCGTCCCGATCACGCACGGCGAGATCGGTACCAGGGTCGCCCGAGACTTGCGCTTCAGCGATGGTCTCGCGGCGCAGTTCCCGCAGCCGTCTCGCGACCTCGTGGCCGTAGCCGATGATGAACGAGCGCCGAATCTGGTACTTATCGCTCGCGTTGTAGCCATTCCAGGTCGGGTAGCCGGCCACGAACCGTGCAAGCTCGCTGGTCGCCTGCACCTGGAGCGACTTCCAGAGCATGACAATCCGCTCGATGTCCGAGCGGTGCGCGGCTACGCCGAGCCGCTGGCGGTCACGGTAGCCGTTGTAGAACGCCTTCGCACCGAGCGCTTCCGCGACGCTGATGCCCATGCTGACCCATTCCTTGCCGTACTTGCGCGGGCCGACGCCGGTAACCTCGGTGATCACGTATTCGATCGGGTCACTGGCCAGCCGGCTCGGATCGGCCGCGGCCAGGGTCGCCGCGTCGATGCCGTGCTTGACCATGAGCCGGCTGATCGCCGCGAGGAGTGCCTCGCGCTCCTCATGGGTGACCGCTGGGCTCTCGGCCTTCGCGATCAGCTTTACGATCTTGTCACGCCAGTTCTGCGGTTGAGCCATCTTCCTCACTCCTTCGGTTCCTAGTGTGCTGCGTGGGCGCCCGGGGCCTCGAACCTCGGTGGCTGCCGGTCGCCCGACCTCTTATTGCTGACCGTCGCGAAGTGCCTGCCATACATCCTTGGCGACCTTCGTGTCCTCACGCCAGCGCTTGTAAAGCTCCCACGCCTCGCTCACTCGGCTGTAGCCATCGGGGCGCGTGAGCGCGTCGACTTGAGCCTTGGCCTGATCGAGCGTGATGCGTTCTCTCGTGCGCTGGTAAGTGACCACTCGCAACCGCTCGGCGGTCGCCAGATAGATCGTGTTGAAGTTCTCCAAGCACCTGTCCATCTTGGCCTGCGCGTCGATGAATCGCTGCCAGGCAGCTTCCACGGTGATCACTTCATCCACCCCCCGTACGGGCCTCGATCGAGGATCCACGCGGCCAATGTCCCCCCGCCGACGATCAGGACGAAGAAGCCACCGATGATGCAGATGGCGAGCCAGGGCTGCGGCATTACTGCTCACTCCCCTCGAACGCTGCCGCAGTGATCTGCTTGTGGAGCAGACTCAGCGCGGCCCGCCGAAGCGGGTCTTCCTCGGTCGCCGCGATCGTGGCGACACCATCGAGCGCGATCTTGACCGCGCGCCGCAGCGTTGCCGTCGTGGTCCGTGGCCGGTCGGTGGCCGGCTTGCCGTTGGGGTGCTGCTTCGCGTACGCCTCCAGCGCGTCAACGACACGCCGTGCGTCGAGCGTCTGGCGCTCCTGTGCGAGCGTTGAGCGCTCGACGGTCCAGATCCGCGAAGCCGGGAGTCGCGTCAGTTCAGCGACCTCACGTCGCGAAAGCCCGAGTCCGAGACGGACCTGCTCGATTGCCTTACCTGTGTTCACTACTGCCTCCTAGTTCCTGTGCTCCGTTACTGCTCCATCATAGCACAGAGAGAAAACTGAAACGAAGTCGGCTTCAGTTTTCTTTCTCTGCTAGCGGCCGGGCCGCCGAAGCGACCCGGCCGAAGCATTGACGTCACGCCGCGACGAGAGCGCGCTGCGCGACCTGGTTGACGTAGCGGTAGGTCGTGCCGTCCATCGCGCCGATGAAGCGCGACTCGGGCGAACCGCCGGACCGCTCCCACTGCATGTAGGAGCTGACCGCGTTCACGAGGCCCCACGCCTGCCCCTGGAAGCCGACGGTCTCGTCGTGCTGCCAGAGGTTGAGGATTGCCTGGATCGCGTCGTCGGTGCGCGGGCCGGTCTTGAGGGTGTCCCGAAGGATCTGCTCCGCGAAGCCGAGCGACGTGCTCTTGGCGGCCAGCTCCTCGACTCGCCGCTGATACTCCAGCGCGTAGCGGGCAGTCATCTCGACCGACTTGACCGCGGCCTTCAGCTTCTCCTGGACGGTGCCCGAGTGTGGCAGTGACCAGCGCTGGGCGACGCCCTTCGTCATCGAGGCCAGTGCCAGCATGTTCATGCACTTGCCCCGAAGCGGCATGACTGCGAACTCCACGGCCTTCGTGCGGTCGTGGCTGGTGCGCACGATCCCGAAGACTCGCGTCGGGTCGGTCTCGGCCAGACCGGCGACCGCGTTGACCGTGGGCATCTCGACGACCATGAAGCCCTGCCGGCCCCCGCGAAGGGTGCCCGCGGCCACCACGGTCGGGCTGACGCCCGACAGGATCGTCAGAGCCTCGCCGAACTGGACCGGGACATAATCGAAGCTCACGGCCTCGAACTCCTGGTCGTTGTCGTCGCGGGTGAGCATCGTCCGCTTGTCGCTGGTCTTCCAAGTGCCGTCGGTGCGCTGATACTGCATCGCACGCTTGGAGACCGTGAAGTCCAGACCGGCCGCGGGGATGGCCTCCTCGACCGTCAGCCCCTCCTCCAGTACCGGACCGATCTTCATCCACGGAACCGTGCGGCTCGTGAAACTTGCGTCCATATCGGTGTAGGGGTTGATCGGCGCCTGCGTCATGATATTTCCTCCTTGATCGATGTGAGTAGTTCTCACGTGACCCGGGGGAGACTTGAACTCCCATCCTCGATGGACCTGACCGGTCAGGCACCCCATCGCGCTCTGCCACTTGAGCTTCCGGGCCGTGTCGCCCGGCCGAAGCCGGGCGCTGGTGCTACGCGAGACCGAACTGAACGTCGTCGCGCTGGAGCAGCTTGCGGAAGGCGCAGGCGCTCGCATGGTCATTCCAGCGGGCGATCCCGTCGATCCGATGCGGGTGGAAGAAGCTCTCGAAGGAGCCACGCTCGCGCAGGAACTCGCGCGCCTCGTGGACCTCGATCTCGATGATCGCCAGCAGAAGCCGGAAGATCACGTCGTGCGTCGAGGCGTCGACCACGGCGAAGCTGAACTTCGCATAAGTGTCGATCTCCTCGTCATAGCCGCGCTGCGCGCAGTCTCGGTTGGAGTTGTGCGCGTGGTACCAGACTTCGACCAGCACGTGACCCTCAAAGCGGTTGGTGTGGTCGGACGCCTTGAACGTCCAGCCTGGCTTGTAGCAGAGACCGGCGTTGATCAGGTCTACCGCGGCGTCCACTCGCATGACTTGCCTCCTCGTTCCTGGGTTCCTCGCCTCTGTGGCGTTACGTCAACAATACCACACTCGCTGACGTGACGTCAACTAGACCGAAGCAATAATTGTTCCGAGCTTCAACATGATGTTACGAACCTCGACAGCGCGCTCATGTGCGCCGAGCAGTTCGAGCGCGTCCTTGGCCTGGCCAAGGGCGTTGACCGCGGCGGACATACGCTCCTCGGCACGGTGGCGGTTCTGCTGGATTGGCGTCTGGACGAAGTTGACACTCACGGTTCCTCAGCTCCTCGTTTCCTATCCCGTAACGCTACGGGGGCGGACACGCCGTTGTGTCCGCCCCTGAATCTACCTCGTCGTGACGTTAAGCGCTAGTAGTCCTTTCGTAGATCTTGGCGTTACGTCGGCGTCCGCCCTGCTGCTTGTGCGCGAGCTTCCGTCGTCGTCGCATGACCTTGAGTTGGTGCGCGGCGAGCTTCTTGTTCTGGCGCTGGCGCCGGCCGCTATGCGTCCGCGCGGACACCCGACCTCCCTCAGCCTTGTGACCGGATCATCGTGGCCAGCGCCGAGCGCACCAGCGCGGGCGGGGTGAAGTCGACCGGGCTGCCGTCGGGATTGGTCGCGCCACCCTTGCCGGGCCAGTAGGAGTAGACGAGCGCATGGTTGGCCCGAAGATACGCGACGTCATCGGCAACCACGTTGGCCAGCGCGCTGCCTGCGGGGTCGGTGCTGATGACCAGCCTCGCGCACTCGGTGACCGCGTGCGGCACGCCGAGAGATGCCGCGGCGTCGAAGCCCCATCCGAACAGCTCATCCGCCGTGCCGTAACGGTTGGCCGGGAACTGGATCCCGGGCCGGGCGTAGGAGTCAGTGCCGAAGATGTCTTCGACCGGATTGTCCTTCGTGCCGCACCAGAAGCTCTTGTACGCGCCGGGGTTCTGGATCTCCGGGTAGCGGGCGAACTTGCCGACCACCTTGACCAGGTCTCGCGCGTCCGCGCGGTCAATGACCTGACGAGCGGTCGTTGTCCCGGTCCGGTACTTCGTCGGATCCTCGCCTTCCGGCTCCTGATCGTAGGCGTACCAGAGCTGGCGGTTCGCGCCCTTGGCGAGCGCGACGACCTGCGGAACTGAGGTGGAAGCGTCACCTTTGTCACAGATACACCAGAGGATCTTCGGGTACGCGGACATCGCCGCGGCCACCTTCGCCGAGCTGAATGGTGTTCCGTTGGCCGGATTGAAGAAGATCAGCCCGAAGTGCGAGTTGAACCAGTTCGCGGCGTCGGTCTGGCTCTTGAAGCTGGTTCCGAGCAGGAACGGGTCGGGCGGTGCCGCTGGTGGGCCGGGTGTGAACTGGTACCCCGAAACCTCGGGTGTGGACACAGAGAAGGTGACCGCCGAGCCGTCCGGATTGGTGAAGTTGTAGTCCGTCACGGGGTCACCGGCGCTGGGGGGATCTGCGCTCGCGCTGCCGCAGCCGCGGCATCGTAGATCTTGGCGAGCTGTTCCAGGTCGACGCCGGCCGCAGCCGCGCCACCGGTCCACGCGGCGAGGGTGGCCTTGATCTCGGAGATGCCCGAGCCGTTGGCCTGGCTCTGCGCCATGATGTCGACAAGCTTGCCGTGCTGCCCGTCCGCGGTCAGCACCATCGGCCAGAAGGTATTGGCCAGGCCGTTGAGCCGGTAGTAGTTGTTCCGCTCGGCCTGGATTCTGGTTATCTGGTCACCCGTGGGCGGCGCGACGGCGCCCGCGTCAACCCGCTGGTTGCTCAGCGCCGTGACGATCGCCGCGACGTCGTCATCCGTGATGTTGCGTGCCATGTCCGAACCATCCCACTGTCCGTAGTCCAGGGTGAAGGCAGCGTCGAGGTCGACGTTGAGCCCACCCATCATCTGATCGTTGAGATACTGGTACGCCTGCGCCCGAGCTTCGAGCTGGCCGGCTGACCAGGCGTAAGTCTGCCAGCCGTACGTGATGAGCCGCTGGTCGAAGAGATACCGGATCACGCGCAGGCTGCCGTACGCGCCAGACCGGGCTACTCCGATCTTGTCGCAGATGCCGCGGAAATAGGGATCGATCGCGCTGCCGGGCACATCCTCATCGACTGCGAAATAGATCGGCTGACCGGCCGGAGCGCCGAGGCTCGTTACGTAGGTCGCCGCGTCGATGGCATCACGTTGGCCGGCCGCCCGGCCGCTAGTAGCTTCGCTGGTCGTGGTCTCCCAGACGTAGCAGACCGAGATGTCATGCGCGAAGTAGTCGTTCTGCTCGGCCAGTGTGATCCGCTTGTGCGGATGATTCTGCGTGTCAGGGGAGACGTAGCGCACGACGAAGTCTTGATGATGCGCCGCGAGCGTCGCGCCGTCGCCACGTGTGGAGAGATCGACGCCATCAAAGACGGTCTTAGCTGGGCGGCTGGCCATCAGCAACCTCGCTTCACGAATTGATCATGTATCGCTGTGGCGAATATCCGAGCACCGGATGAGACCGGCGGCGCATGACGGTTGGCGACTTCGATGGGCGCGATCAGTTCGCACAATTCGTGATCACTTCGGTGAATAGCGTAATTCGTGTAGGCATAGCCGCAGATGACCAGAATGAGCATTACTAGATACGGCATCACGACGTAGTAGTTGGTCCGCAGCCAGGCGCGTGCTCGGGCGATCATGAGCTATCTCCCGAGGTAGAGGAGGAGACAGATGGTGAGGATGGCGAGATAGGAGGCGACGAGCCATCGGTAGTACGGGTGAGCGTGGATGAGAGCTTGCCCTGGAATACCGCGAGCGCTGCCGGCACGCCGGCCCACATCAGGCACGCCGTGATGATCACTGGGTCCGCCCGGCCGGCGTACAGCTCCCAGAAGAAGCCGATCACGCCGGTCGCGGTCATCACCCAGTCCTTCGTGATGCCCCGTCCGCTTGGCTTCACTCACGTCCCTCTCCCCTGTGCATTGATTATGCAACCCGGGTAGGACAATTTTGCAGCTCCGGGCGCTAGAGCCGGTACTTCCTCTTGGCCTGATCGTAGACCCAGGGATACAGCTCCCCGATACCCTGCGTCAGCGTCGTTGACGGCTCCCAACCGGTTAGGCGTAAAAGTTCCGTGTTGTCCGAGGTGCGTGCAGCCACGCCGATCGGGGCGTCTGGCAGATACACCCGCTTGAGCGGCTTACGCCGTCCCGCGACCTGCTCGATCACGTCAACCAGCTCGTCGATCGTGACAGCAGTCGAGGCGCCGAGATTGACTGGCTTCGCGGTGCCGACCTGCATCAGCTCCGTGCATCCGGTGACGTTGTCCGCGACATACATGAAGCTGCGGGTTTCCTTGCCGGTACCCCAAATCTCGATCCCGCGCTGGGCGGCCAGGTGCGCGAGCGCGACCTTGCGGCAGAGCGCCGCGGGTGCCTTCTCCATCCCGTCATCCCACGATCCCCACGGACCGTACGAGTTGTGGAAGCGGACCGGCCGCACCGCGAGGCCCTGCTCGATGTGCCACCACTCCAGCAGTTTTTCCGCGTAAAGCTTGGACAGCCCGTAACCTTCCTCGGGCAACGCCGGCCAGGCGTCGGACTCGACGAGGCCGCGCGTGAAGTCCGCGCTCGTGTATTCCTGCTGGATGTCGGTCCGGTAGACACAGGCGCTCGACGCAAACAAGATGCGATGTTGGCCGGGCGTCAGCGCCTTGAGAACCTGGATCATCGTCGAGATCGAATTGAGTGCGGTGAGCCGATGGCTCTCGATCCAGCCGATCCCGCCAACGCAGTCCGCGAGATGGAAGACGTCCCCAACCTGGCTGAGAACTTCTCGGTACGCCTGGCGGTTCAGCTCGGCCGCGTCGACCAGATCCAGATTCCAGGCGTTCGGGCTGATCTGCCACCACTCCGAGAGCGGCTTGATATCGAGCGCAATGACGTCACGTGACAGCGGTGACGAAACCAGCCGCTTGACCAGGTGACCGCCGATGAACCCGCCAGCTCCGGTGACGAGCGTGCGCATGAAGACCTCCGGTTATATGCCGAGCACGCGCGGAACCCCACGCGGATTCTGTGCCAACTTTGGAGAGCGGCCCGAGCCCCCTGGAACAAAGGCTCGGACCGCTCGGTCTGGATCAGAAAACGATCTCGTCGCCGGCCGCGGTGCTGCCGTCGGAGACGGTCGCGAGCGCGAGCGCGTTGGCATCCGGGAGCGCCGGCTGAAGCGGGGTCTCGTACGGCGTCCAGCCGTCGATCTTGTTACGATCCTGACCCTTGTAGGGCTCGATGATCACGTTGGCGCTGGCGTACCGGCCCACCAGCGCCATGGCGATCATGTCCATGGTTGCGTCGGTCTCGGTCAACCACGCCTGCGTCAACCCGAACGCCTCCAGGAAGCTGAACCAGCGACGCAGCGCGAAGCCGTTGTCGACCGTGAGCGTGGTCTGGGTCCAGATCTTCTTACCGGTCGCCGCGCCGTGCTCGCCCTGGATGTCGATGACCAGCTTGATCATCGGCGCTCCGCTTGTCGATGCCGTGACGGCTTCGGCCTTACTGACCTTGACCGGGTAGGTACCGGGATCAACCGGCTTCGTCGCGTCGTCGGCGATCTGGGCGAGTTGCGCCCAATTCGTTGTGGTCACTTCTTCACTGTCTCCTTCGTCGTATCGGCCGGCCCGAAGATGGTGTCCATCATCGTGCTGATGTTGGGGTCGTGGACGCTCTCGGCGAGCAGACCTTGCACTCGCTCGCCGGCTACCACCTGCGGATGAGCGCCCACGCGCAACACTCGTACCGCGCGCTTCCCCGCGCCGTTGGGTGCGCTGGGATCGTCTTCCATCTGCACGTTCATGAACCCGCAGACGTCGACCCAGTAGGGAAGCGAGTATTGGATCTGTCCCTGCATGTAGGGCGCGAGGATACCGGCGTTGTCCGGCCTGGTCTCGGCCACCAGCACGACGCACTCAATTGGATTGGCATCGATCAGCGTGAGGTCTCGGTAGCCACGGATCACGGAGTCCATGCGATCCAGCAGCTCGCCCCACTGCTGGTACTCCATCTTCGCCGCGCCGAGGTTGGCCTTGCAGCGCCGCTGCATCTCGGTGATCGAGTCCAAGCACACAGTCTTGAAGTCGTGGGGCTGCTGGGTCAGCAGGTCGAGCACCTTCGGGATGGGAGGCCAGCCCGCCACCGTGACGACGCAGACGTCCCAGGTTCCGTCATAGCGGGGCGGCGGCTCGCGCATCGGATCCCAGCCGAGCACGCGCTTGCCGTCCTTCATGACGTAACGGTGTCGAAGCTCGGGACCCTTGAAGCCCCGCGTCTTCAGGAACCGCCAGCCACCCTCGGCATCGAGCACGCACATCGGAAGCGGCGCCGTGGTCGTGAGCGTCGACTTGCCGACCTTTGAGCGTGCGTGCAGTAGCAACGAGAACGCTCGATCTTTCATCCTGTTTCCTCCGTTCCTTGATCAGCGTCGCCGGCCAATGCCGATACGCGGTAGTAGTCCAACGGATCGCCGGCCTGGTAGCGAGCCGCGATCATGTCTTCGGCCCGGCTACCGTCGTCGAACATCGGGCAGACCTCGAAGAACGGGCACCAGGAGCATTCGCGGCTCGGTCGCGGGTATGCCTCGGGGGGAGCCTGCTGCCCGTGGGGAATGTGATCGACGTGCCGTTCCACTTCGAGGATGTCCCGGATCGTCGCCGCGGTGCGTAGCGCGTACGACTCGATCTCATGATCATTGTGTCGGACCGGCACGCGCTCGTAGAACGGCGGTTGTGCCCGTGGCGTCCGCTTGACTCGTCGGAGCATGTTGTAGAGCGCGCCGTCCGAGCGCGGCATCGCGAGGTCATTCCCACGTCGCTCCAGCAGGTGATAGTGAAGCATCTGCTCGTCGAGCTTGAGTGTCTTGGCCGGCGTGGTGAAGTTCGCAACCGTCTTGTGGTCGATGAACATCGCCGAGCCATCGGTGATCCGACGGACCCGCACATCGAGCCGGCCGATCAGCCTGACCTCCTCGTAGTCCGGCGTCATATGACCGAGCGAATACTCGACGTAGGTCTCTGGCGCGATAACCTCCAGGTCCGCATCCGCGCCCGTGTTCGCCAGCCACTCGATATAGCCAGTCACCATGGCGCGCTCCAGGTTGGCTTCCTTGTCGAACTCCTTGCGCAGCTCCTCGCGCGTGCCGATCCGCTCGGTCAGCGCGGTCCAGTCCTTGACGATCAGTAGCTCAAGCGCGGTCGCCGGATCGATCGATCCGACCCCGGCCGGGGTGTAGTAGAGCGCGAGGGCCTGATGGATGCGGTTTCCGACCGCCATCACACCGAAGGGTGACTCGACCTTCGGCCGCAGCCCGCGGCGCCACTCCAGCCACCAGCGACGCCGGCACGCCTTGAAGGTGCGCAGCTCGGAGTGCGAGACCAGACGCACGCCTTCCTCGGCGATCGGACCGTCCGGGGGTTGGGGTCGGAGCAACGCTTCGCGGACGGCCGCTTGTTCGTGCTCGGCCGCGAGCTTGACGACAGCTTGAAGCCCGGACGGTACGAGTACCGGAACGCCGGCAAGCTTCGCCACGGCACCGGACAGCGTCATCCGGGCAACCGGTGGCTCTGGCTCTGCTGGAGGCTCAGGCTCGTCTACAGCGGGCGCGTCAACCCATTCCGGCATTGGCTGCGGAAGTGGCCGGCCATGGTAGTCCCAGCCGAAGGCCGCAGCGAGCGCGACCTTCTCGGTTGGCTTCGGATTGCGGCCTTTCTTCTCTATCGTGTAGATGCTGGCTTCGGTCAAGCCGGACCGCTCGGCCAGTTCGCGACGTGCCCATTTGCGAGCTATCCGGGCGGCCTCTACCGTCACGCCGTCGATCACAGTTGACTCCCCTCGATCTCATCCTGAAGCGCGATCAGGTCGGACTCATCGAGGCCGGCCTTGCGGCGCAGTTCGCGGTCACGCCGGATCTCTTCCAGCCGCAGGAACTTGTCATGCAGCGCGGGGATTTGACGCTCGTCTTCGATCGTGTCGCGGGTGACCACGTCGATGACCGTGATCGAGTTGTGGATCTCGGAGCCGATCCGGTGCACGCGGTCTTCGGCCTGGAGGTTGTCGATCATCGACCACGAGCGTTGAAGGCAAACCATCACGCTCGCTCGGGTCATGGTGAGGCCCGTGCCGCCAGCCTGGAGCGTGAAGCCCAGCAACCTCGTGCGTCCCTCCTGGAAGTCAGCCAGCGCGCGGTCGCGCTCCTCGGGGCTCTGGGCTCCGGTGATCAGCCCATGCCGGAGACCGAACTTGTCAAGCCGCGCCGAGGCCAGCTCGATGAGTTGACGATGCTCGGCCGAGAATACGACCGCGGTATCAGCAGGCAACTCAGCCAGGATCTCTAGCAGCTCGTCGACCTTCCAGCTCGCCAGGAGATCGACGAGCTCTTCACCGCTCTTGGCAACAGCTTCTCCGACTGCACGTCCTACGCCGTCG